GGTACTAAATAAAAGGCATTATATGCTATAACTGCTTGATTTCTTATCGTCTCTATATGTGTCCCAATAAATGTTCCTGTCATACTACTAGGAATACCTCTTGCCTCATTTTGTTTTGCTAATATTTTGGCATACCCATTTACTAGATTTTTTACTACCATATCTTGATATACAAAAATCGTGTGATAATGATGTGTAGACATTACATCTACATCTTTATCTCTCTGTAAAGCGTTAATTTCATCTTTAAAATATTTAGCTACTGCATTTATCATATTACTACTTTGTACAAATCCAGTACTCTTTTGATATGGTCTGGAAAGTCTGTGGAAGTTCTAATTCCTGCAGTTCCTTGGTTTTGTAAAGTTGCTCCACCAAGTGTTCTTCTTTCTTTATGCTCGTCTTTTAGATAGTAATTAACTAAATCAAAAAGAGCTAGTTGTAAATCTTTTGGGGTAGTTGCGTAACCTGCATTATAAGTTACTTTTACTGCTCCTACACCTTGCGCAAAAGGAGTTGGTCTCCCTTGGTCGTTTGTTCTTACTATCGCATCAGCCTCAAAATCTACATAGTATTCATACTTAGCTGTAGTTAATTCTTGATAAGTTTCTGCATATGTTCTTCTTTCTTCTACTTTATCAACTGCTGTTAATGGACTCTCGCTGACTATTATCGTTGAAGTCATATTATCTTCGATTGAAAAAGTTTCTACTTTGTCTGTGGAAAAGAAGTCTATAAAACTTGTTCCACAATATTTTTTAACTAGGTCAGATACTTGTGGTACAATAACCGCTAGACGGTCGTCGTCCTTCTCGCCTCTGAGACCTTCCGCGTCTTTATATTCTGTTACTGTTATTAAGTCTGCCATAGTATTAAAGTGTGGGGCTTTAGGTCGCCCCACAAAACCTTATTTGCTAATATTAGCTAGCTTTGTAACTTCTGATGTGGACAGATGTTGCACCGTCGATTAGGTCTGTGAAACCAAGTCTTTGTGAAGCCACTAAGACTCTTCTTTGGTTTGCTACTTCGTAATCTGATTCGATGGTTACACCTCTCAATCTAGGCATTACATAGTTTCTTGTGTAAACACAAGCTGCGTGAACTTTACTTACTGCAGGTGATGCGAATTCATCACAAAGAAGAATTCTTGTACCGAACACTTGTCCGATTTCACCTGATAGCTTAGTAGCCATGTCGCCAACTAGGTTAGCGTCTTGGAACTCAGCATCACTTAGCAAGTTGTAATATTCTTGTTGGTTAACAATAAACACTACGTCCGCAGGATTAATACCATATTTACCCATTTTCTTTCTCATTGCTAGTAAGTCAGCTGCTGTTAAAGATTCACTTGCAAACGCAGTACCTGATGTAGTTGCGTGAGTACCAGAACTATCGTCTTGTGCAGCTAATTGAATTAAGCCGTCAAAAGAACCAGATGAGAATACACCGTTAGCTGAGTTGTTACCAGCTAAGATAGCATTTTCAATTGCTCTAGCGTGTGATCTTACCATTGACTCTCTAATTAAAGGAAGTACAGGCATGATCGCATCTTCTTCAGTTTCATTACCTAAGAAAGATTGTGAAATCAATTTCACGGTTGAGAGAGTTTTCTCTGTCAAATCAATACCACCTGCTGAACCAGGGTTATATGCGTCACCTCTTTGTGCCAAGTTACCATGTGGTGAAGAACCACTAGCAGTTTGGTTAGATGTGAACTCAGCATAACCTGAATCTGGCATGATTGGTATAATTTGAGTTGCTGAAGTCATTGGTATCTCTCTAAATAGAGGTGCTAACACCAACTCGTTCTGAATATCTCTTTCGATATTTGTTGAAACTACTTGTTCAAAGTCTGCTGAGGAAACGCCAACACCTGAATGTGCGTTAACTTTTTCCATAAGTCCTTTACTGAAATCAGTATCAAACCCTTTTCCATTTGCAAGACCTAAAAACTTAGCGTCTATAATATCACTCTCGAAAGCTTTTTTCCAGTCGCCTTGACCTGTTCTATCTTGGAAAATTCTTTTTGATTCTCTGATATTCATGATTTCTTCAGATTTCTCTGATAATTTAGCTTCAAGTTCTTTTACAACTTTACCTAAATCTTCATGCTTCTCATTGACTCTTTTTTCGACATCTTCCATAAGTCTTTCGGCGCCTGATAATCCAGCTTCGATTACAGTTTTTTGCTCCATCTCTTTAGCTTCTTGAACAGCCTTTTCTTGAGCTTCAACTTCAGCTGCTTTCTCAGCTGCTTCAGCTTTAGCTTTTTCTTCTGCTGCTTTTACTTCGGCTTGTTTCATTGCATACTGAGCAACTGCTTTTTCAGCAGCCTCTTTTGCAAATGCGTCCAAGTCGATAGAAGTTTCAGGAGTCTTCATTTCTTCTGACATATCAGTCTCCATTGATGAGGATTTCTCCTCGCTTGGCTGCTCAATCTTAACAGCGTCTGCTGATTCAACTGAGTTAGCCTTTAAAAAATTACTTTGGTACTCTCTATAAGCGTCCATACTATCAAATGACTTTGCTAAGCCAAAGGTTGCCCCTTGGTTGCAAGGCACTGATACTACAGAAACTTCAAAAAGTTCCGCGTCCTTTATTTTATATCCGTCGGTTTCAGTCATATATTCAGAATCCTTGCACCTGAAACCAACAGAAAATGCTCCAAGGACTCCGTCTTTAACTAATTGTGTTATATTACCAGCGGCTTTAGATATCTTTGCAGTGATGTCTAAACCTTTATCGGTCACTTCTAAACCAGTGGCTCTGCCAATAGGTTTATTATAGTCATGGTTAAATAGAATGATAGGATTACCTTTAAAGTTTTCCAATCCACCTTTCATCCATGCCTCTGTCTCGATAATATCTCCAGCTCTATCTAGTCCGTTTGTACTTGCAGAACCTTTAATATTGACTCCGCCATCATCAGTTTCACCTAATGATTTAAATGTACTCGTCCAGTGATATATCTTTTCGTTACTCTTTGACATCTTCTACCTCTTTCTTAACAACCTTTTTCTCCACTTTTGGTGCAGGTGCAGGTGCTACTGAGACAGGATATCTTTTTCTGACAACACCAAGTACTCTATTCCAAGAACCCCAGTATCTTTTTAAAAGATAGTCCTTAACAGGTACTTCATTGCCAAAACTTTTATAAGTCTTTAAATCCATAGTTTCAACGCCTTTTTCGGCCATAAACTCGGACAAAGCCTTTATCATCATATCTTTTGTCATTATTCTTCCTCGCTTGGTGGCGATTCGACTGGTCGACCACCTTCTTCGGGATTTGCGGCTGAACCTGCGATATTTGCAGGAACTCTTGGTGTATCAAATCCTTCGATTGTTTCAAATCTCAATGCCTCCCTTGCTTCATTCGGTGTCATAATACCTGTGTTCACAAGTGTTGCATAGTAGCTTGCCTGGTCTCTTAACTCTGGTTGTAGAGCAGGTATTCCTGATACATTTTCATCAAGTTTGAAACCGAAATATCTCTCGAAAGCATACGCTATTTTATTAACTATAGGTAGTATGGTTTCTAAATAATATAATCGATGGTTTGGTCTAATGTTTGCATTATTACCGCTATCCATCAAAATTGGTGGAATACCTAACGCTTTAAGTATTATCTTTTCATTAGCGGCTATGCCGTCTTGAAAGTCTAAGTTCTTAAAGTTAATTTCTGTTAAGTCTTCAACCTCTAAACCACCGTCTAAAAACAATGGTCTCCTGCCACCTGACTGTGGGTTATATCTAGCAACCCAAGCCTGTAACATTCTTTCTTTAATTTTCTCTGAAAGAGTGTTAGGTGATTTTAAGACTAAACCTGGCACTGCTCCATTCTTGAAAAAGTTATCTTGAAACTTTCTCATATTCTGCATTAGAACCATAGTTCTCTGTGCTGGTTTTAGTCTTGGAACTCCACGATAAATGGAGTTAAAACTGTTTTCTTTGATATGAATTATTTCTGAAGGGGCATAATCTACTGTATGGTCATACACAAACTTTTTAATGTATGTAGTTTCATCTGTCTCAATAGTAATATGCTCTGCTGGAAGATGATACAGATGCGCACCATCAAAATATACAAATATATTTCCATCAATCAATAAGTCAATTATCAGATTTCTTTTAAATGTACTTACATCTTGAAATGGATTAGGTTCAGTATTAAGTAATAAATCTACTCTAGTTCTTCGTAAATTTTTCTTAATAGGATTGATACCTTCTACTTTTGTACCAACATCGAATGGTATTTCAGCTGTGTCGTCCACTATCATGTTAACACCTCTGTTTACTATTTCTAATGTTTCGTAAGCATTTCTATAACTTATCGTATTTTCACGACTGTCTAGAGTTAAGCCTTGGTCTCTCGAAATAATATATTGAGCAGGATTTTCTTTGTCCTCTCTATCTATTCCTAAAAATCTATCATACCATGCCATGTTTGTTTCTCTGTATCTCCACCCAATTTCGTTGTTTCTCTGCTGTTAGTAGTTTTGGGCGTTTACCGTATATGTTATGCAATTTTAAATGATGCATGTGACATAGTGTAACAGCACTTTCGTAAACTTCCGTTCTATGCTCTTCGATGAATACTTCTCTTTGTGCTAGTATTTCATCTTCCGTTTTTATGGTGATTCCTTTCTTTTTACACCATGATTCAAATAACTCAGTCAGACCGTAAAAGTGATGAAAGTCCAGCTTTTCTGTACTTCCACAAATGTAACAATGCGTGTCTTTCTTATACTGCGACTTAGCTTTGTCACGAACATACTTTATCAAATCTCTTTTTAAAGTCATAAACCTACTTCATATATGAATTTTAACAAAATTTTTACCTGTTGTCAAGAACTATTTTTTCAAGGAGTAGACTAGAAAGTTGTAGCACTTACCTCGAATGAATATAGCGCATAACGAAGGGCATCACTCATGTGAGATGCTGCATTATGCTTTGGTTTTTCCTTTAATAAATTAGGATTTGGATCCCACTGGTATTGGTCTAGAGCCCATAGTGACTCTTTACATCTTTGGTCTACGATTAGTTTATCATTGTCTACTACACCAGCTACATATCCTATACCATCTAGTACTGACTTCTTTGCATTAATAGTACTAATATCATAGTTCTGTGCAAAATCGAATCTTGTTTGTTGAGCAGCTGAATCAATATAAATATAATCTATGTCCCATTTGTCTATCATTTTTCGTATTTCCATAGCGTGCTGCTCTGTTGTTCTTTCGCTATCTAGATACTCATCTAAAAGATAGAAGTTTTGTGAATCCCAGTCGTACCCAATCACACATAATGCTGTAGGGTCTTTATAACCCACGTCAAGTCCTGCGAAAACATCCATACGACTGGTATCCAGTTCTGCCAAGTCTGCGACACACTCCTCATGATTGAAAGCCCAAACCTGACCTTCAAACACATTAAAGTCTGCCATATACTCTTGATTAAATTCTGCATCTGACATAGTTTTCTTTGCCTCTGCAATATCTTCCTCAGATAGTCTTGGATTCTCGTGGTAAGTAGCTTTTACACTTGCCCATTGTGGGTACTCATCAGAATAGCCTCTATACCAAAACTCTGCAAACCAATTATTTCTACCACGAGGGGTAGATATAAATAGTGCTTTTGAATTTTCTTTATCTAGTGTAGGACGAAGTGCGACATTGAACGCATCTTTGCCGTCTACAAGTGCTGCCTCATCAAATATAATTAAGTCATAACTTCTACCAACAACAGAGTCTACCTGATTGATTGACCCCATACGAATAGTAGAGTGGTTTGATAACTCAATAACTTTAT